GTTCAACTGCTTCTTAATCTTACCGGTAAGATCATACAACGTTGTGGATTTATCGATTGGAAAACCTTCTTTGAACTTATAGTTGTTCAGCGATGTTGGCACATAAGTCGTGCGTTCACCTGCGCCAGTAAACAATATGTTGTTTCCGACTTCGGCGGGAAAGTTTTTAGGACTGAATGTTGCCACTTCGAATATATCCTTTGAAAGATTTCGCCGCACTACTCTGCAAATATAACAGGTTAACGTTATTTATACAATAGCAAAAAAACGCCCGAAGGCGTTTTCTTGGTGGTACTAGCTTACATCTTTTTTACACTCAAGTCTTCGCCTCTGCCGGTGAAGATGTCCATGTAGAACTCAGCATTTTCAAAACTGTCGATGCCGTTCTGTGCGAGATAGAAGTCAAAATCATGCTCTACATAATCATCACCGCCAATCTCATAGAGGTCTTTGATACTTCGACCGAATGATTCGAAGTCCCAGATAAGCGCAGTTGACATGGGAATTTTATAGTCAATCATCATTCCGACGAGTCGTTTGCTGAACACCGCAATACTCTGAACTTCGTATGTGTGGTCGGCGTCAACTGGGCTGCCAAGGTCTTCTTTCAGAGTGACAAGAAAGCCTTCGTATTCGCCATCTGACATAGCATCGATTCGTTTGGAAGTCCTTTCACTAGGACGATATCCGTAAGCATCTTTGTAGACATCCGAGATAGTGTCTAGATTGCGTTCTGACATATTAGTAAACTTTCTTATCTTTGAAGATTGCGTCGGGAAAAAGTTTTTCCAGTGCAGTCTGGATATGTGCATCAATTACAGTGCGGTCTTTGTATGCTTCGCTCAAAATGCCGACTGCATTTGCCACGTTCCAAGCCTCTTTGCCTGTCACTACATCTTCAATGCCATAGCCATTCTGACCAAGGAAGTTCCAGATCATGCCTTCCCAACGGATTAAAGTGTCATTGTCAAACTTAGTCATTGTGCATTCCCTCTGCTTACTCTGTTACACTACATGATTCGCAAGACATTGGCAAGAGAAATTATGCGTTCATAGCAACTCTTTCAACAAAAGAGTAGGGCGCTCCCGACAGTCGCATGGCAGTGTTGATGACGTTTTTTTCGTCATACTTATCTCTTGCCCACTCAAGAATTCTTGCCTCTTCGAGGGCTTCCAGAATTTGATTTTCTAGCGTCTTTTCCATAGTGTATTTCCCTTAATGCTTTCAGTCCGCCTTCTACTCTAGACGGATATTCTCCCAAGAACGTTCCAGCTTCTAGATCAGCTTTCGTTATAAATGACTTGTGTCTATGTTCAATTTTATCCCAACATTCTAACATCTGCTTTGCCATCCTATCGAATAGATGGTCAGATATGATAGGATCATCTTCTACATAATATGCGTATGCCGCTAGTAGATACCATGGCACTAGCATATTTATGTTCGGTTCGATGATCCCCAGACAAGTAAAATCTAAATTTTTCTCCTCTTCTGTAAAAAAGACACCAATGGTAGCTGGCATGTGTTGCTCCTTCGTCATACTTGATAAATATATAGTAAAAATGTTAGCTTGTCAAGAGAATAATGCACTTTTGCTATAAATAAGTTCGTGGGTGCGTGTTAATACGTTTAATCGTAAGAGGCAAGAGTGAGTTTAAAAATCACACAAGGAACAGTCAGGGTCGCATCGTGTATGCTATTGGGGTTATACCTGACCACACATCTTTACACATAGAACCGTCACTTTGTTGACGGTTTTTTTGTGTCTACGACCGGATATTCCAAGCAGAAGAAGTCTGGCGTGATGCCGTTGAACCCTCCGCCCAGGTTGAGAGACCTACACATACGTGTGGCCTCTCCGACAACATTGGTCTTGTATACAACGTAACCAGTTATCTTTTCTATGATAGCGTTTCCCATAACTCTATATGACATTAGTATTTTATCCATTCTACACCTAAGAGATAGTGTGACATCCACCGATGAAATCTGTTTGGTTCATTGCCCTTCAAATGATGTACTTGAAAGCCGCCTATTTTCATAGTCCAGCCATATTGCACCGCCACTGTGAATTGAATAGGCTGCCCCATCAACGCCTCCCGCTCGACTCGAATGTCAGCGTCGCCTGTACCGTTATATTCTTCCATTAACTAAATCCTGCAAAGTTTGGTTTACCGTTACGTGAGCCGAAAGACTTTTTGCTACCTTCTTCTTCCTCCATGCGATGACCAAAGTTAGTGTTGTTCATAAGAGGAACATCTGACACTAGCCCGCTTTGTGCGCTGTCTTCGGCATCGAATAGTTTCATCTTTGAGCGATCAATGCCTACCGTGAAGCGCTTGTAATCGTCAATAGAACCCCATCTGTTTTTCAACTGCTTAACCATAAGTTGACCAAGCTGTTCTAGTTCTTCGCTCGAAATCAGGGCAAACATAAAGTCTGCGGTAGCTGGCAGACCAAATGATTCTGACGTATCTTCAAGACCGACATCGGAGTTACCGAAACCAGAACGAGTTGTCTGTGTTGCGGACATGATAGGCACATTGAACTCTACAGCCAAGCCACGTAGTTCTTCTGCAATCGACTTGATATATGTATACGAGTTAACGTTTGCACCGACCTTGAGGCGTGAACTCATACAGATATTTAGATAATCGATATAGATGACATCTGGAGCAAAGTTCTTCTTCAAACGAAGTTCGTTCAGCAGATGACGAAAGTGGCCAGCGCCAGCAGATGCGGTTGGATACTCTTTGACAATAAGTTTGCCATTCGTCTTCGACCTTACTCTCGCCAGACGCTTCTGATATACGTCTTTTGGAATTTCTCTCAGTTCATCTAACGTGAAGTCTAGCAAGTTGGCATCGATACGTTCTGCGATACGTTCTTCTGCCATTTCTAATGTGATATAGAGAACACTCATACCAGCCATAAGATTTGCCGCTGCGCAATGGCACATGAACAGAGACTTACCAACACCAGTGCCGGCAAGTGCGATACTCAATGACTTCTTAGACAAGCCACCCTTTGTAATTTTGTTGAATATGTCAAGGTCGAACTTAATCTTCTCTTCTGTTCTGTGATAGAATTCAAAGCGAGAGTCAGCATCATCGATGAAATCGTGACCAATATTACTATCGAACGATACGCCGAGTGCCTTTGTCAGTAGCTCAGGAATAGAGCCACGATCTGTCTCGGTATTCTTATCGTCAAGAATGAGAATAGATTCACGCACCGCATTATACAGTGCCTTATCTTGGCAGAACTTTTCTGTCTTCTCTACGATCCAGTCGATATCGGTCTTGACATCATAATTCAGACCGTCAATGGCAACGTTGATACTCTTGTAACGATCTTCGTTCAGTGTTTCGTTTTCTTCAACTGCAATACGCAGGGCTTCCTTTGTAGGAAGCCCGTTGTATTTGTCTACATAAGTTTTGATATTTTGGAATAGTAACTTTTCATCTAGGTTGTCAAAGTATTCGTCTTTCAGAAACGGAATAACTTTTCTGATATACTCTTCATTATGAAGCAATCCAGACAGAATTGTTTTCTCAATCATCTTCGAACTCTTCCTCATCATTGGTTGTGGCTACTTGATCGTCATCAGACATCAGCGACCGTGTTCCCATAGTATACTGCATCTTGATGTAATTTGCAAGCTCTGTTTTCTCGAACATCATCTTCCAGAATTCACCGCTGTTGGCAATTTCTTTGGCTCGCATCAGTTTCTCTGTCAGAACTTCGCCGGTCTCTGGGTTGATAGGCTCATACCAACCGACTTTGGGCTTGCGAATGAAGCCACCCTTCTCAGCAACGTCAAGCAGTCCAGACCACTTCATAATGCCACCTTCGAATGTGACTGTGATTGGAATCTTTGACTTCTCACGGACATGACGTGACTTTTCGATATTGATAACGAAGTGGTAGCCTGCAATCTCAGTGCCGTCTTTCTCTTGCTGGCGACCGATGATCCAGATAGCATCAGAAGAGTAGTAAGCACCAGTACCGCCAGATACGATATCTTTCGGATACAGACCAATTTCTTTGTAAGTGTGGTTGACTGCAATCAAAGGAATATCTTTGAGGTTCAAGTGCGGTGTTACCATACGAAACAGCGACTTCATCTGTTTTGCACGTGTCATGTCTGCCACAGACTTTTCGTTCATGGCATCATCTACTTCTTTCTTTGAAGCTAGGTTGCCAATCGAATCGACAACGATAACGACACGATCTTTCTTGTCAATGCTTTCGAGTTGCTTCATGATATCGAACTTCAATTGTTCTACATCGGTGATTGGCGTGTGAATGACTTGCTCCATGTTGATGCCAAACGATTCGAAATACGCTTGCGGAGTACCGAACTCGGAGTCATAAAACAGAACTACAGCTTCGGGATACTTTTTCTGATATGCTGCGGCCATCAGTAGTGCGAATGCCGACTTGAAGTGTTTCGATGGACCGGCAAGCATCAGCAGACCTGGTACAAGTCCACCATCGACACGACCGGACAATGCTACGTTGATCATAGGCACCGATGTTGGTGCCATTTCTTTCTTACCGAAGACTTTTGAGTCTCCGATAGCAGAGGTTAGTTTGATTGTGCTGTTCTTAATGAGTTTATCCATTAATGACATATATTATTCTCCATTCATAATATTGGCGAGCTTTTCTTCGAATGCTTCGATCCTGCTATTTCTATTGGGCCACAAGATGTAGTCCTTCTCGGGGTTTTTCTTGAGGTTGTTGAGCAATGGTAATATAGCATCATACAACTTTTTTGCACGGTTGTCAACCGTTTTTATTTGTTCAATCGCTACGTCAAACTGCTCCTTTGCCTCTCGCACCGCATCAAGCTCTTCCTCATAAACGGCAGTGAAGCCGAAGTCGTTTAGTTCATCGATCATCCAAAAAATCCTTCTAGTGTACTTGTCTCTTCTAGTTTCCAGCCAATCACGTCGGTGATAGAGCGAAGAGGGCCAGCGAAAACCTTCTCGAATTGAAGTTCGTAGTCGATAAACTTTTCAAGAAAGAACTCTTCTGGTAGTGTGTCGGTAATGCTTATTACGTTTTCTCTGGTCGGGTTAGGCGTTAGCAAGTAACAAAACTTGATCTTATCGCCATCACGAGCCTTCTCTAACTTCTTCTGTAGAGAGTGTCTGTCAATCATCTGATTATAGACCAGTGCGCCACGAACATGGATTGGAGTGCCTTTTATCCACCCAGCCGAGCTATCTTTGTATTTATGTAGACCATTGAGTCCACGAGGCGATGCAACTTGGTCAAATCGCATTTTGACGAAATCGCTGCGGAAATCTTGCACGAACTTTATCAAGTCAGACTCGGACTTGTTCATGATGATCTTGATAGACTCTCTAATGTTATCACGGCAAGCGGCTGGCGTAGAAGAACGAACCGCTTCGATGCCCATAACTTTGAGTTGTGGCTCACTATACTGAACGCCTTCGTTGTTGAACACGTTTAGCATGTAGTGTTTTTTGCCAGTCCAGATGCCTTTGTTTGCGATTGCTTCACGCTTCATAACCATCTTCTGGTCATATGCGTTAACATATTCGGCAAGTTCGACATAGCACTTATCGATATATGGTTCGATTACCTTAGAGCATAGCTTATCAAGATACGACACTGCCTTTTGAATATCGACATCGGCACCAAAAACACCGGTCACAATCTTTTCAAGACGAACATAGATCGAGTCGGTGTCAGAGGCTACGATGTAATCATAGTTGTCCGTCTTTGCCTTTTCGTTCAAGAACTTGTTCATCTTGGCTTCGATCCAGCGAATAGAAACTTGACCGCCAGTTGTAACACTCTCAGCATAGTCAGGGTTGAACCAACGGAACCATTCGTTACCGAGTGCGCCATAAGCACAGTTAAGTTGAATCTTCTTTGCCATCTGGATCATGTCATAGCGAATTGCGAGTTTCTTGTGTTCGATGACGCCGGTGTCTTCGTATTTCTGCTTCTCGGCAAGCATCATCTTTTTGAACTTAGAGCGGTCAACATACATCTTTTCCATCAGTTGCGGTAAGAAGCCTTGTGCGTCTCTATTCCACACACAACCGTTTGGCGTAAGCGTCACATTGTTTTTAGTCATGTAGTCACGAATTTCTGTATCGTTGAATGAGCCACCGAGAACGCCGTCAACAGAACAACCATCAAAGGCAATCTTGCCCATATACTTCTCAGGCGAGATATTGTATTGCATGATAAGGTGTGGATACAGAGAGTTTAAGTCAAACGAACATACCCAGTCGTGACGACCGAGAACAGGGTCTTTCACATAACCACCAACAAACGAGTAGTCGCCAATGTTCTTCTCGAACTGAGGAATAACAATATTGCTTTTCATCAGATAGTTGTGGATAATAACGTCCCACATACGCACAGAGGTCAGAGAGTCGGCATAGTTCAGCTTGCCGTCATAAGACAGTGCAAGCATCAAGTCAATGAGTTTCAGCTTTTCGTCAAGCTGGTTGATGATATCGGTGTCAAGAATGTTATATTCAACATACTTCTGGAAGTTGCCTTCGTACAGACCGTGCAACGAACCATACTCGGAGTAGTCGAGTTTGCCAATACCAAGTTCGACATTTGCGATGAAGTCTAGCTTATACGATTCACGCTGAACGAATGTCCACTTCTTATAGATGTTCAGATAATCCATGACAGCAACGCCAGCGATATCGAACGTCTGTACCTCTGTACCGTTCTGTTTCTGGGTGCCTTCTCGCACGATATTCCAAGGCGAAAGCATCTTGATCCAAGACTCGCCCATAACAACTTTGATACGATTGATCAGATATGGAATGTCGAAGAACTCAATGTTCCAGCCAGTCAAGATGTCCGGGTCCATCTTGCGGTACTCTTCAATGAAGCGACCGATAAGCTCTTTCTCAGTCGTGCATTTGTAGTACACAACATCAGGTCGGTGGACTACATAGTCACCAACGCCAATAACGACGAACTTTTTACCATCGGAGATTGTGATAACTGTAAGGGCTTTGTTTGCGGTCTTGATATCTGGAAAGCCATCATCAGACATCGTTTCGATATCGAGAGACATAACGTTGATGTGATCACGATCATACGCAATTTCACCAGGCCACTTGTCGTTGATAAACGGATACACGAACTGGGTCATGCCATAGAACTCGAAGCCAACTACACCAGAATACTTCTGAGTGAAGTCTTTGGCCTCTTTGATAGATGAGAACTGCATCTTCTCAGCCACGTCGCCATAGACAGACCGATATTTGCCTTTGCCAGTTCTACTCTTAACGAAGAGATAAGGCGAGTAGTCTAACTCATATTTTACACGCTTGCCATCTTCAATGGCTCTTACCATCATACGGTTGCCATACTGCTTCACATCGGTGTAGAAAGAGGTCATGCCATTGTCCTTATTGTATAGTCTTCAAGATAACACAAGAAACGACTCGTGTCAAGCAAAAAGAGCGCCGAAGCGCCCTTTATTCTCATAGTGGTGTATGTCAGTCTTTTTTTGTTACGAAGCTGTACATTTCTTGGGACTTGGACATCAACTCTTCAAAGTCGTATGGCTTGAAGGCGGCCAAATATTCGTCTGTGTCGATTGTGCCTAACGTCTTCATTTTCTCTGCAAAATCTATGGCCATCTTAACTTGCTGGTCCATGTACTCTTTTGCGAGTTGCAATACATCG